TGCTCCAACATTCGATCTATCTAAGACTGCATAATATTTTATTAGCAGTTATTAATTATTATGAACCTCGGTCAATCCGAGGTTTTTTATTGCATAATGAAGTACACTAATAAAAACAATACGAAATTTATGGCGACAATGAACGCTCTCGACAGACTTAGAAAAGCTGCGAATCTCGACCCAATTAAAAAAGAAGTAACCCTATCCGATGGATCGCTCTTCGTCATGTATGTAACCCCTCTAACAATGGCAGAGCGTGAAAGGGCACAAAGGCAAGTAAGAAGCGATGACTCAAATGGCTTTGCTTTACAATTATTAATAAATAAAGCATTAGACGAAAACGGAACAAGACTATTCAATGCAGGAGAAATAGACGTTCTTAAAAACGAAGTCAAGGACAGCGATCTTCAATCTCTTATGCTTGCAGTAATAAATGCAGAGGAGGAAGAAACAATAGACCCAAAATCCTAGCCAGCCAGTTAAAAAAAGATAACTGGATGATGCTCAAGTTTGGGGTAGCCAAAGAATTAGGCAAAACGCTCCAAGAAATAGGAGAAATGACAGAACAAGAACTTATAGGCTGGAGTGCCTACTTTCAAGTAATAAACGAAGAGCAGGAAAAAGAGTTTGAAAAAATAAGACGCAGGAGATAGTGCTAATCAGTTTATTTAATGTAAAATAGGATAAATATTATTTTTGGATTGTGGCATATAAAGCCGAGATAGCCGTAAATGTCAGAGGTCTGAAAGATGTAAAGACCTTAGAAACCTCCTTAAATAAAATAAGCGGAAAAATAGGTGCAATTAATAAATTATCCGCAGGAAATAGTAAAGCAGTAAGAGTAGAAAAACAGGTATTAAATAGTAAAGCTGCACAAGCAGATATGATGTCCAAGACTAGACGTATAGGCGATCTAGTACAAAAGCAAGCTGATAAAGGACTTAAGGTAGGATTAGCACAAGAAGCAATATCTAAATCAGCTTTACTTAACTCAAAAAAGGAGTTTACTGAATCTAAGAGATTACAAAAAGTTGCTTTAGACGAGTTAAAAATACAGAAAGCTATAAGTAAGGAAATTGGACAACAAGCAGCGTTAAAGGGAAAAACAGGAGGTTCTTTAGCTGGTGGGCCTTTTGTTAGTACGGGTGTAGCATCCTCAAGATTTGGAAGTGTAGGTCAACCAGGATCTCCAAAATTTATTGCAAGTAGAGCAGGAGCAATTCAAGGACCAGCCGATCCACCCTTCGCACCAGGGATGTTCCCATCATCTCCGATTGGTGGATCAAAATTTATGTTTGGTTCTCCAGCACAGCAGGCTTTTTCTGGTGGACCATCTTCTTCTATACTCGGATCTAAAACTACCTTTGGCTCTCCTAAGTTTTTTGATGCAGCAGCTAAAGCAGGAGGACCATCAGTACCAGTAAAGGGATCTAAAGATATATTTGGATCGCCAGCGTATTACGATGCAGCTAACAAAGAGGCACTCCGTATAGCTAAATCTAATGCTATGCCTATTAAAGGTTTTAAAACTTTACCAGGCTCGCCAGCGTTCCATGAAGAACAAGCCAAAAGACTTAAAAGGCTAAGAGGTGCTCCTACAGGATTTTCAGCAGCAGAATTTGGACCACAACAGCCAATGCAAGGTCCAAGAATGGGTCCAACTAGTATGGGTCTTAACTTTGATAAAAGAACGGGTAAGTTATTAAGAGGGCCAGCAGGATCAGGCGGTGGAGGTTTTAGAAATTTAGGCAGAAGATTTGATAGGGGAAGTGCTCTTATTAGTGGTGGTTTTCCTCTGTTATTTGGTCAAGGACCAGTAACCGCAGCAGCAGGAGCTTTAGGTGGCGGTATTGGTGGAATGTTCGGTCAGATGGGTGGATTTGCAGGAGGTATCGCAGCCACAGCAGCAGTCACATCAATCCAAAACGTAATTACAGGAATAGGTCAACTTGGAACGGCCATGAACCGCCTAAATCCAAACATCTCTGCTATGTCACAGGCAATGGGTATAGCAGGAACAGTAGAAGAAAAACGACTCCAACTAATCGAACAAAACTTAGGTAAACAAGCTGCCTACAACGCATCCTTAGAAATGTTAGGCGAAAAAATAGGGGCAGATAAAGCAGAGGAATTAAGAAAATTTGGTGAAACTTTCCAAAGATTAGGTAACGAAGTCACACTATTCTTTACAAAAGTACAGGCAGCAATAGCAAAACTACTAAATCAAGCTCTAGGAGATGGCGAAAATAGATCTGTTCAGCGCAGAACAACTAAATTGCTGCAACAAAATCCAAATAATCCAGCATTTAGAGGTGTAAATAAACAAATAGCTGATCTTGAAGCTCAAAGAGTTGGAGGTGGAGGAAGAGGCAGAAATAAAGAACTTAATGACCAAATAAATGCTTTAAAGAGACAAAAAAGAATAATTGCTGAAAATATAATTTTAGAGAAAGATAAAGATAAAGTAAGAGCACAAACTAATAAATTAATTAGTGCAGGATTATCAGGTTTAGAAAAAGAAGATAAGTTAAACAGAGCAATTATCGCAGGGAAAGAAAAAGAGTTTCTACTTGAACAGGCATTTAAGGAGAAAGTAGATGAACTAGGACTAAGCCTAACCGACATAAATGAAACACAGGAGAAACGCATAAGAGATGGCATACAAATAAATAGGGATCTAAAAGAACAAGCTGAAAATGCTAAAGCAGTAAAGGATGCTTTTGATTCTCTAAGTGATTCAATAAATAACGATATTAAAGAAGGAATAAAAGGACTTATTAAAGGAACATCAACCCTTGGGGATTTAATTAAAAATGTTGCCGATAGATTCTTAGATGTAGCTTTAAACCAAGCATTATTTGGTTCGATATTAGGTTCTGGAGGCAAAAAAGGTGGAGGGCTATTAGGTGCCATTGGTTTATTTGCTAACGGGGGTAGACCACCCGTAGGCAAACCTTCAATCGTAGGAGAACGAGGCCCAGAATTATTCGTACCAAGATCCTCTGGAACGATTGTGCCAAATAATAAACTTGGAGGTGGCAATAATACAAGTGTTGTTGTTAATGTAGACGCATCAGGTTCAGATGTTCAAGGTGATGAAGAACAAGCTAATCAATTTGGTTCTGCTATAGCTACTGCTATACAATCTGAATTAATTAGACAACAACGTCCTGGAGGATTGCTTTCAAGATAATGGCTACTTTTCCTGATTACAAACCACAATTTTCTGCAAACAAACGTAGTGCTCCTAAATTAAGGGTCACACAATTTGGAGATGGCTATCAACAAAGAACAACTTTTGGTTTAAATCAAGATCCAAAAGTTTGGAATCTTACATTTAATGTTGATGACGAAGATGCAGAAGAAATTGAAACATTTTTAGAAGCAAGAGGAAAAGATGGTGCATCATTTTCATGGCAACCACCTGATGAAACTTCTGCTCTTAAATGGATTTGTAGGAGTTTTAACAAAGAAATTTTTTCTTTTAACCGTAATCGTATTACAGCTACATTTGAACAAGTATTTGAACCCTAATGCCAATACCAGTATCAGAACTACAAAAGATTAATCCAAGTTCTATTATTGAACTTTTTACCTTAACTTTAGATAGCACATTACATGGATCTACTGATGTGCAAAGATTTCATGCAGGTTCAAACAGTTTAAATAATGGTGATGTTATATGGCAGGGTAATACATACCAAAAATTCCCATGTCAGGCTGAAGGTTTTGAATTTGATGGAGCGTCTAAATCTATTCCCCGTCCTATCTTTACAATTAGTAATATCTTAGGAACTGTTACAGCTTTGTTTGCCACCGTTAATGCTGTCACTGCTAATAATGATCTTAATGGTGCAAAGTTTACAAGAATTAGGACATTGGCAAGATATTTAGATGCTGCAAACTTTACTGGAGGTACAAATCCATTTGGAACACCTGATACAACACAAGAATTACCACAGGAAATTTATTTTATTGATAGAAAAGTAGTTGAGAACAGAGAAATAGTTCAATTTGAATTAGCATCAGAACTTGATTTAATTAATTTACGATTGCCCAAAAGAGTGGTTACAAGAGATTTGTTTCCTGGTGTTGGTACGTTTATAAATCAATGACATGGCAGGAAGATGCTCTTGTTCATGCAGAACAGGAAGCACCTAGAGAATCATGTGGTCTTCTTGTTAATTATTTGAATAAAGATAAGTATATTCCTTGTAAAAATTTAGCTTTACATAATGATTTGCAGTTTATGTTAGATCCTTTGGATTGGGCTAATACAGAAGATAGATATGGCAGAATCCATGCTGTAATACATTCTCATCCGATTGGTACGGAACATCCTAGTGAGGCAGATATTATAAGTTGTAAACGATCCAATAGAA